GGTCGTAGGCTTTATTACGGTCGTTAGTAATTAAACGCTGTGCCTCATATAGAACCGTCTCGTCTACCATTGTGATTTATCTTGTCTGTTGGCTCTAAAGTCAGATGCTCTACGAGTTAGTTCTCTAGAAATTAAAGCAGAATCTCTTTCTAAGTTAAAGAACATTACCTCAATCATTTTCCTATACGCATATAGTGTTTCTAACTCCTCAGATAATTTTATAATCTCAGGACTTCCTGCAACATCAGCCTTCATAGCAGCGACAGGTGTTTTAGCGGTGGAACTTGACCGTAAAATCATACGTTTTGCGGTTTGTGTGTCTAACAACTTTTCTGCAGCACGTTCATCAATTTGTGCTGCTGCTAACTGAGTAGCAACATAATTAGTCCACGCAGTTAATTGGCTAAACAGCCTGCTTAACTCTTCACTATCTAAGAGAGTTAAGTCTGTTTGAGGGACTGGGTAAGTAGATTGTGTTGGTGAAATAACAAACCCCTGGTTTAATAATTCTTCAACTGCTTGTTTTGCTGCTTGTCCTAATTTAAGCGACATCTTCTCCTCCAAATTGTTGGCATGATTTACAGCCAGACTTTTTACCAATATTACACTCTAAAGGCTCTTTAGCCTCAACAGCAGCACACACCAATTTGGCTTTTTCAAAGATTTCCTCAACCATGCCGAAGTCTGCCTTTATAGTAAATTCCATATAATCTTGGTCAGCCTTTAACTCATAAAGAAAAACAATCTCATCTACTGGTTGCATCATTCGTCGCATAAGTTCTAGATAGATTTGACCTTGAAGTAAGTGTGTATTAAACGGACGCTTAATTGAACGCCACGCTTTTTGTACATCTCCGTCGTTCTTTGCTAACAAATCAGGGGCTTCAAAACGCAGTGTTCCTGCACCAATGGACTTTATCTCAATGAGGCAGTCATTCCCGATGCCTTTTATCCAGCCATCTGTGTGTCCTTGTATTCTTGTTTCAGGGTCAGCCAAAGTAACTTCGCTGTAATTTAAGAAAAGACTCTTAGCACCACAGTTTAAGCAAACAACTGGAGAGGTCGCAAACATCTCTTTACTGCAAACCAAGCAATGCCATTGTCCGTGCAATACGCCCATTTCCCGAAACCATGTTTGCCATTTGTGATGGATAAAGTGTCCTTCGTCAAAGATGGATTGCAAACGTAGGTTTGGGGCTTCTTTTTTAACAGTTGCTCCAGTTAATGCAAAGTAAGAGGCTCGTAAACACCAGTCTTTTTTTACCATCTCTGAAGGATGCAAGACAGTAGTAGACCGTGCTTCGGGTGCTCTAGAGAGTAAATGTCGTTCAACATCCCCTACAAGTCTAGGGTTAGTCTTCTTAGCCTCTAGAAACCTCTTTAACTCTGCATTCATTTAATCCTCTAGTTCTTTGATGTATTGTTCTAACGACATAGTTTTTTTGTACTTCTTTTTCCATTTGCGAATTAGAGCGTTTCTTTCTCGATGAGACAGGCCTCCCCAAATTCCATGTGGCTCATCCCTTTCTACAGCATCCCACAGACAATTTAAACGAACTGGACAGGGCTTATTCCCTGTCGCTCCAAAACAAAACGTCTTTGCTCTATCTGCAATGACTGTGTATTTCTCTTTATCACGAGGTGGGTAGAAAGTGTCAGTATCTTCTCCTCGACACTTTGCTTTATACCGCCACGTGTAAGACGGTTCATCCATGCTTTACGATTCCTTTTCAACGGTCTCTCTCATTTCCAAGTAATCGTCTTCAAGAAGAACCACGTAGTTCTCCCCATCTAAATGTAAACCGAGCACGGGGATTCGGTTATCTAGTATTGCCTCTCTCGTAATCTTCTTTAGAACCTCTGACTTTATTGTGACCTGTTTTTTACCAGTCCACTTATGTTCAATTAAAAGTTCTTTAGACCGAACGTCTCCTTTTCTTGACCAGAAAGCCCCAGAAGCAGCAGTGCGTGTTCCACCAACTTTTTTGGCTAGACGCTTTTCATGCTTTTGAGATTGTTTTTGTCCCTCAGACCTCACAATGATAATACCTTTTTAGACAGTTCTTCTTTTAGGTCGACCTCTGCTCGAATACTCTCGATTACAGCCTCGTTTCCTTGCCATTTTCTGTCACCGTAGTAATACCAACCACCCTTTCGTTCCACAATATCGTGGACAACCGCCATGGCTGCAATCTCTTTTGCAAAGTCATACTCTCCTGGAGAACAATCTCCTCCTGGAGCAAAGTAGAAGTCAAAGTAAGCAACTCTTTGAGGAGGGGCAGTTTTATTTTTTAAACTACGAACCTTGATGGTTTGCCCAACACGAACCTTATTTCCACTTGGGCCAATCTCAATCCACTCATCTCGTCTAACCTCACAACGAGTAAAGAAAGCATAGTTTTTGCCTTCTCCTCCAGGAGTGGTGCGAGGGTCTCCGTGCATTACACCAATCTTCATGCGGTATTGATTAATAATTAAACCTAGTACAGGTCTTTCATCCTCAATTAAACTTCTTTTCATGGCAGAGCCAACAACTCTAAAGAACTTGTTAGTTAGTAAAGCACCGCGTCCTATAGTCATCTCGTCCATATTTTTTTCCATCTCGGGCAAAGGAGATAACGCAGGTAAAGAATCAATAACTATGGCATCCACTGACTTTGATTCGGCAAAATCAATTACCGCTTGATAAGCCTCTTCCATAATATTTGTTTCTATAACGATGACTCTGCTTGAATCAACCCCACACATCTCTGCATACTCAGGAACCCATTGTTCAGCAGCAACCCAGACGGTTGTGTAATCAGGATTTAGTCTTTGATTAGCAGCAATACACTTTAATGCGACAGCAGTTTTGCCATGAGAAGACTCGCCAATTAATTCATTCCACTGGTTTCCTGGAAATCCTCCTCCAAGGACGTAATCCAATGTAGTAGAACCACTGGTAATGCGAGGAATAATGTCAGCCCTAATATCAGAAGCGACCACGACGACGTTGTTACCAAATTTCTTGTTAAGTTGTGCAACGATTTTCTTTGCTTCATCGTTCATTAATCCACTCTTCCTATAATCCCTTGGGGATTCCAATTGTTACCGAGTTCATTACCTGCTGCCATTTTTGTTGTGCCCTCTACTTGTGCTCCAGTTAAGGAACCGTAACGACTTCCTGATTGAGAAATCGGATAGCCACAATCGTAGCAACGGGGTGCGACATTTACGTTAACCGCTAAATAGTTATTAGAGTTACATTCAGGGCACTGTTGTGTTTGGTTTACGCTTTGTGCTTTCGAAGGAGAAGGAGGTTGCACTGTCGGAGCAACATACCTTGTCATAGGTTGTTGTGACGCAGGCATTGGAGGTGTTGGGTCGGGTCTACCAACAGCAGGTCCTTGTCCTTGTAGTTTCTTTGCCCACCAGTCTGAACTCATTTTGGTCTCCTTGGTCCAACGGAAAGTAAGTTTAAATCTACAAGTTGAGAAAGTGAACCACAGATAGCAGCAAAAGCAACTTCTTTATGAATCTCCTCTAACTTAGCCCAAAACTCTTCAGGCATTTGCATTTCAATATTTTTAGTTCGTTGAAGTTCTGTGGTTCCCTTTGAAAGTGTCGTAGCGTGAGCGATTAATAAAGGAAACAAGTGAAGGATTTTTGATACGCGACGTTTGCTTTCAAACTCTTCCATGTCAGCAACCTCTTTGCTAGTAAAAGAAGTTCCAGCCATGACACTCATACCCCAAGGGTCTTCCATACCAGAGTCTAAAAATAGAGCACGTATCCGAAACATTATCTCTGCGTGTAAAGCCTCAATGTCAAAAGAGGGAGCCTTCTTCTTAAAGAACTTCATTTGGCTTGACCCCATTTTTCTACGATTTTCATATCCGCAATAAGCGGAACTACCATGTCGGGCAATCTTACCCCCTCCATAGATTCTTTTATCGCTTCGCCTACTTGTTCGGCTAATGCGTCGGGAGTAACTGTTACTAGTTCATCGTGAACTGTCAATATAACATTAACAGTAGGTTCGTTTACAAAGCATGAGTGTGCTCTAACCATGGCTAGTTTAATTAGGTCTGCAGCAGAGCCTTGAATAACCGTATTAAACGCTTGGCGTTCAGCCCTAGACTTTTGTCCAAGGTCTTTACTTAGAATTTCGGGAATGTAACGTCGTCTTCCTAAAACGGTTGAAACATACGGTAACGGGCGTTGTTGTGCTGCAAGACGAATAAGTTGATGCCTGTAGCGGTTGATGTCTTTAAACCTATCGTTAAACAGGTCCATTAATTGGTGGGCTTCTTTTACAGTACACCCAAGTTGGTCTGCAATTTTTTCTGGACCAATTCCGTAAGCAATCGCTAAAACTAAAACTTTACCTGCTTTTCTATCTACACCCATTCTGTTTCCAATGGTGGTGTAAATGTCTCCTCCATCTAGGTAGTTTTTAACGAACTCAGGGTCTTTAGAAAAAGAAGCAATAATTCGTGGCTCAATTTGAGAGTAGTCAGCAACTACTAATTTGTGTCCTGGGGGAGCAATAAAGAGGTTTCGAATTAACTTGCCGTAAGTTCCGTCTGTTGGAATATTTTGCAAATTTGGCTCACTACTAGAAAAACGACCAGTTTCTGCCCCATGTGATTTAAAGTTTGTGTGCACTTTTCCATTAACTAGAAGGCTGTGCTTTTCAGATATTTTAGACTTACCAGCAGTTGTTCTAGTAATTTCACCGCCTGTATAAGGAGTTACATAAGTTGTCATTATCTTATTTAAGTCTTGATACTTTAAAATCTCTGCAACTAAAGGGTCTTTTTCTCTGTAATACTCAAGTGCTTCTGCACTAGTTGAGTAATGACGAGTCGTTAACTCCTCGCCTTTTTTTGAGGCTTCTAATCCTTTAGGGGTTAACGCAATTTTAATTTTAGTATTAGGACGAATTCCTCGTCCGCCTTCTGCTTTTGGAGTAAATAGCAAGGCTTGCTTTTCTGGAATAGAGTTCAAAGCAAACTCTTTCCCCGCTAATCTATAAGCGTTACCTGTAACCTCAATCAAGTCTTTTTCTAATTTTTTTGACAAGAGGCTTAGTTCATTCTCATCCATGTAAGCCCCAGTTAATTCCATATCTGCTAAAACTAACAGTAAGTCCATCTCTAAACGCCATACGGTAAGTAAGTTGTAGTCCTTTAACTTAGGCTCGTATACCTTGTATAGATTCCAAGTTGTCTCTGCATCAATTCCAGCATAGTTGGCAACATCGCTAAAGGAGTGACGTTCAACCGCTTTTCCAATTCCCTTTACTACCTCTATACCAAGTTCACGAGCAGCACAAGCATCTAAAGATAAACCGTTCTTTGTTCTGTTATCAATAATAAAAGCAGCCATTAAAGTATCAAAGTAAGGTTTTGAACAAACAACTCCACGGTAATATTTGGCTATAGCCTTTAAATCAAATTTTAAGTTGTGACCAATTTTAAGTTTATCGCTAAACATTAAAGGTTTTAATGCTGCAAAAACTTCTCCAGGTAATAGTTGTTCTGGTGGGACATCAAATACTGGAGTCCAACTTGTCTCACGTCTAGAAAAATCTTGCTCACGAATTTCTAATCCCTCAGTTGCTCTAGCCTGTGCAGAACTTAGTAAAGGTTTATCCCAATGCAAAAACTCACCGTTTGGATGTCCCATAGGGATAACATCAACTCGTCCTTCTGTAGCAAAAGCAATCCAAGTAATTTCATTAAGCATTGGGTGGAGCCGAGAAAAATCATCAGGTCCAACAGTTTCTACGTCAAATGCAAAAGCAGGTTGGTCTAAATAATAGTCGACCATTTCTAGTAAACCAACAGATGTTGTAATGATGTTCATAATGCCCCTTGTTATAGAAGTGGGGAGTCTGTGTGACGGCACAGACTCCCCGTATTCAGTAAGTTATGCGCCTGCTACTTCACGGGCAATTTTTAACATCTCTTCGCGAGGTGTCTCCTTGATAACGTCAGGTGTAAAACAAACAGCATCCTTAAGTAGGGCGTTAACTGAATCGAGAGTTAAATTCCACTCCTCTTCAATGTCACGACCGCGTACATAATTCAGCGTGTATTGAGTAGTTGGTCCATTTCCCATTCGAGAAACTTCCCAAAACTCTTTACTTAGAGGTCCTTTTCTCTCATCTTCGTGTGCACGACGAATTTGACGTGCAAATGAAGGAGGAGCAGTAAGGATTTGAACGGTATGGGTATCACCGCTCAATGCAATAACGTTGAAAGCAAAACGTGCTCTTGGTTTGCTACCAAGTAAATCTGTAAAGGGGTCATCGGTTTCTAAAGCAACGAATGACTTTTTCCCAGTTCGTTCAATCCAGTGCTGTTCATACACACGGAATGGACCATCTTCTAGGAACTTGATGAGTTGAGGTTCTTCGCTGAATTTAAAATCAGTTGGGAACTCTGTTGTGTCTTGACGTAATAGGGCATCGGCTGAATCCCAACCAGATTGAACGGTTGTTCCGACTTTTGGTTTTGCATCTTCTTGGTCTACATCTAAATACGATGCAGCGTTTACTGTTGGATTGGTTATTGACATGTTCTTCTTTCGGTTATGAGGCTTACGCTCTCGGTTGGATTTGAGGTCTACTGACTCTCGTTAGCAACATGCTCTTTCCACCGCGAGGTTATCGCAATAGTTAAATCATGATGCTTAGACCATTCTACACGAGAAACCCCTAAAAGCCCTCTTTTGGAGAACTCTTCTATAGTTATTTCTATGAGTCTTCTTGTGTAGACCCTATTGCCTGCAACCTTTTCCCCATTCAGGGTTTTGGAACGCAAACGATAAGGAGCACTTGGTAGATACCCTCGTTTTTCCCACGACCGAATGCTAATGATGCTCTTTTCTAATGCTTGAGCCATAGCACCAATCGTGAAAACCTCTGTTTCTTTCCCGTTTAGATGTTTCTTTATTGCTGAAGAATCCCAAGAAGATTCTTCTTTAGCCTTTCGCTTTCGAGAAACCTCTGGATTTATAGTGCGTCGTTTTTGCTTAGACCCAGGTTTGTATTGCAGGTCTGCAAATGCTTTTTCAATCTCGTCATCACTACGCAACCCAGCCATAATTACTTCTTACTTAACTTCAGTGCCCAAACAACTTTAGGAGGGAAAATTGCATCTACCTCTTCTTCAGTCAATACGCCTTCGTACAAGGCTGCCCATAGTGCATCTTGGTCAACTACCTGCACTGTTTTGTACAGTCTGTCTGCAAGTCCTTTTTCTTCAATAATTTTATCAGCAACTAAGTCATCAATCTTTGTTCGAGAAACTCGCTTTTCTTTTTGAACAGAGTTAATGTCTGCAATCGGCTCAGTCAACTCATACCACCAGTGACCTTTACCGTCTTCAAAACCATTTTCTTCAATATACGCAAATAATTTTTCTTTAAGTGTCTTTTGACGTTTTTCAGCGTCATCAACAACACCCTTTAAGTAAGAGTATTCTTTTATTTGTCCTTCAAGACTTTCACCATCAGTAAAATCTCTAGGCTCATCAATTGCTTTTACCACGGGGTCTCCTTAGATAGATGCGTTTAATAAAAAGTTTAAAAGGCTGCCGACTGTTAAGTCAACGCCTCCTTTAGTATTTATACCTGTCCCATCAACAACAGCATCGGCTACTAAATTTTTTTGATTTAGCATTTCAAACTGTCTTTCTTCAATCGAGTTTAACACTATGAAGTCTTGAATAATAACAGAGGGCCATTTGCTTGACGCACGACGTATTCGAGAGTTACGTTGAACCGCCTTGCCTGCTGACCAAGGTAAATCATAATTTACCAGTAAATTGGCTTGAGGCAAGTCAACGCCGTAACCTCCAGCGTCACTAGAAATTAAAACCCTAACTTCTTTTGAGTTTTGAAAATCTAATTTTGAATCTTCTTTTTCTTTAGCATTCAGTTGTCCTGAGTAAATACGGCTTTTTATCTTTTTTTCTGCCAAAGCGTTTTGGAGTAAAGTCAACATTCCAATGTAACTTGTAAAAATTACGACCTTAGAAAGTTCGTCTGTTTCTAAGTGGTCAACTACGTAACTCACTACAGCATCTAACTTAGAAGCACCTAAGTCTAAGTTCTCTAGATAACCCTCATCGTCAAGATAAGAAGCATACGAACTACCTCCTAAGCCTTGGTTTAATTTGTACTTTGTAGCACTATCAACGAGTAATGAAGGACTGTCACACACCATACGCAACGCAGTAATTTTAGACATGATAGCCCCACGCATTGCGTCTACGGGTCCGCCAAAGGCTTGTCCTTGCCCATAGATTGCGTCCAAAGAAAAACCTCCGCCAAAAAGAAATTGGGCTTCTTCTAGGTCAGTTGTTAAATCTAATTTAATTTTGTCATACAGAGTTCGAGCAGGTTTGTTTAGACGAACCTTGATAGGGCTTAAATGAATAGTGGCGGGTAGGTAGGGGGCAACATCAGGGTCTGACTGAGCCTTCCTAACTGACGCTTCTTTAATCTTCTCGTGTAGTAACGGAAGAT